ATCCTCACGCTGCTGCCTGCGGTGTACGCCAAGAAACCCAATGCCCAAGCTGGCCGGCGCTATAAAGACGCTGACCCTATTGGCCGCTGTGCTTCTGAGATTTTAGAGCGTGCGCTGCAATACGAGATTGACCAATACAGCGACTTCGATAGCAGTCTGAGGAACACCGTCCTAGACCGTCTACTGGCTGGCCGTGGTGTAGCATGGGTGCGCTATGAACCCACCTATTCGCAGGAAGAAACATCCGAGGAAGGTGAGCAGATCACCGATGACGTAGAGGTAGAGAAAACACTGGAAAACGAGTGCTCACCTGTTGATTACGTGTTCTGGAAGGATTTTCGCCATTCACCTGCCCGTACATGGGAAGAAGTGACATGGATTGCCCGCCGTGTCTATATGGACAAGCAAGAAGGTATTGACCGCTTCGGCGAAGACTTTAATGACGCGCCATTGGCCCATGAACCTATCGGCATGGATGACATGAAGCGCGAAGGCATGGATACCGAAGCCATGAAGAAGGCGATTGTCTGGGAGATCTGGGATAAATCGAGCAAGTCGGTTATCTGGGTAGCCGAAGGTTGCCAGACCGTACTGGACGAAAAGCCCGACCCGTTAGAGCTGGATGGATTTTTCCCATGTCCTAAACCATTGTTCGCTACACTGACAACCGATAGTCTGGTTCCCGTCGCTGACTTCATGCTTTACCAAGATCAGGCTGATGAAATCGACACCCTGACCGAGCGCATTGGAAAACTGACAGAAGCCTGTAAGGTTGTCGGCGTTTACGATGGTTCGCAAACTGGCATTGCCCGCATGTTGCAGGAAGGCGTAGATAACCGCCTGATTCCAGTGGATACATGGGCAGCATTCGGTGAGCGCGGTGGATTGAAGGGAACGATTGACTTCCTTCCCCTTGACATGGTGGTTAATGCCTTAGGCCAGCTTTATCAAGCCCGTGAGCATTCCAAGCAAGTGATCTATGAGGTCACTGGACTGTCTGACATTATCCGAGGTGCTTCGGTTGCCAGCGAAACAGCCACTGCACAGCAGATTAAGAGCCAATATGCTAGCCTGAGATTGAAGGAAATGCAGAGCGACGTAGCACGCTTTGCTAGTGACATTCTGCGTATCAAAGCCCAGATCATGTGCAACTTCTATCGTCCTGAAACGCTAGTCGCTATGTCTGGCATGGCTCAAACTCAGGATGCGCCACTGCTTCCACAGGCATTTATGTTGTTAAAAGACAACGTAACGCGCAATTTCCGCATTGAAGTGGAGACGGATTCGCTAGTAGAGCTAGACGAAGCGCAGGAAAAGCAGGACAGAATGGAATTCTTGACCGCTGCCAGTGGCTTCATCGAGAAAGCTATTCAAGCGCCGCCTGAGTTTGCCCCATTGCTCGGCGAAATGCTGATGTTCGGCGTTCGCTCGTTCAAAGCAGGTAAGGGTATGGAAGCCAGCCTAGAGCAGTTTATTAAGACCGCATCGGACAAAGCTAAGCAGCCGCCTGCACCGCCTCAGCCTAACCCCGAGATGATGAAACTGCAAGCTGCACAGCAGTCTAACCAGATGACCATGCAGCTAGAGCAGGCAAAGATGCAGGCATCGCAACAACTCGAAGGCGCTAAATTCCAGTTGGAGCAGGCCAAGATGGAAGCCAATAAGCAGGCCGAACAGCTCAGAATGCAGGCTGATATGCAAGTTGCACAGCAGAAAGCCGAACTTGAGGCGCACATGGAGCAATTGCGGATTGACCATGAAAAAGAACTTGAGCTGTCACGTCAAGAACATGAAGCCAGAATCAAGCAGTATGAAATCGACGCGAAAACACAATTGGAGCGCGATAAATCCGAACTCGATAACGCAACACGTATCCAAGTGGCGCAAATCGGGCATCAAACTGCTATTGATTCAGCATCTATGGCTGCACAAAACGCCGCCGCCAATGAAGTGACGGCAGAATTAGGGGATGATGAGCCTAAAGAAGACCCGATCAAGACGCTGACTAACATGCACGGTGAAATGATGGGCCAGATTGGTGAACTCGCCAAAGCAATGACCGCACCCCGTACCCGCAAGATCGTGCGCGGTAAAGACGGCAAAGCCGAAGGCATGATTGAGATTATTGGAGAATAAATGACGAATACTAATGAGCCACTGATTCACACGAGCAAGGGCAATTTGCCCATTTCCTCGCTGGAATACAAAACAGGCTTTGACTGGATGCCTAACGGCTGTGTGTTCTGGGAAGAACACACCCTAGATGGGGAGATTGTTCGTCGTAGCGCACACCCCTTTATTCTGCCTATCGGCTCAAAACTTGAAATTCACGGAGGCTCATTAAATGGCTAACACGCAAGCGGTGGCAACTTCCTTTAAAGTTGAACAACTCAACGGTATTCATGCTCTAGGCACGTCAGTAGTCCGTGCAGCGACTACGGCTGATTCGTTCAAAGCGGCTCTATACCTTGCTGCTGCAACGGTAAACGCTACGACTACGGCCTATTCTGCAACCAATGAGGTATCTGGCGCAGGTTATACCGCTGGCGGTGTTGCATTCACTTGGGCGGCTCCTGCCTCTACGGGAACTACGGCATTTACCACGCCCACGGCTTCATTCTCATGGACTGGCCTGACTGCAACGGCCTTTGATTGCGTGCTTTTGTATAACAGCACCCAATCTAACAAGGCAGTGGCAGCTTATACCTTTGGTTCGCAAACTGTCACGGCTGGAAACTTTAGCCTGACTATGCCTACCAACGATTCGACCAACGGCCTGCTCCGTATCGCCTAATGAGTACTTACGCTGACCGCGTATTAGAAACCTCAACGACAACCGGCACAGGTGCGATCACCTTGGCTGGTGCTGTCTTGGGGTATCAGTCCTTCAGCGCGGGCTTGCCACTCAACATCCTGACGGATTACGTGATCGAAGGCGTTGACGCATCGAATGTACCAACGGGCGAATGGGAAACGGGCGTCGGTTATTTGTCGGGCGCGACCACGCTGGTGCGACAAATCCCCAAGGCTGGCAGTGCAGCGGTGCCCGTATCGTTCAGCGCTGGCACCAAGCGGGTGTTTGTATCGCCTAATACCGCATCGGCATTCACGCGCGACAATAGTTTCACGATTGGTAAGCAAATCGCCATTTCTGCAAAATACTTTCAAGGGTAAAAAATGAGTACGACAACAGGAAACGTCCAACCTATCTGGGTTGCCAAGGGCGATGTATCTACCAATGGCACGACTGGCATGAATCAGCCCATCACGCTGGCGGCGGCTGACTACACTGGCGCTGGTGCCAATAACGTGCTGTGCTTCACGGCTAACACTGATGGCGCACGCATGGAGCGTTTGAAATTCACGCCAACGGGCACGAATGTCCAATCGGTGGCCCGTATCTATGTGAACAACGGTGCAACCAACGCGACGGCAACGAATAACACGCTGATTGGTGAGCTATCCCTACCGGCCACCACGGCCAGCAGCGTAGCGGCGCTTATCTCCCCTGAATTCGTGATGCCTGGTGGCGCTATGGCCCTCCCAGGTGGCTTCAAAATCTATGTCGGCCTTGCCACTGCGGTGGCTGCTGGCTGGGTTGTTACCCCTATCTGCGGGCAGTATTAATGTCATTCGGCACGCCCCAAGGCGCTGAACAATTCTGGTTCTACGGCAACAGCGTCACCGCTGGCGGCTCGTGGATATCATGGTCAAAGCGCAAAACCGCCTCGATGATTCAGATTCTGCTACTCGGCTCGGGCGGCAACGGTGGCCTGGGTGTCGCTGGCGCAAATAGCACGGCGGCTGGTGGTGGTGGTGGTGGCTCGGGTGGTCAAACCTCGATTCTTATCCCTGCCTATCAAATCCCCGATGTTTTGTTTCTTAGCCTCGCTTATGGCGGATCCGCTGTCGCGTCTTACGTATCGTTTGACCGATCAACCACGGCGCAAAGCGTGCTGGCTATCGCAAACGGTGGCGGCAATGGCGGCAATGCTGCCGGTGCTACGGCGGGTGCAGCGGGCGCAGCGGGTGCAATCGCAACGATTGCAACCATGTGCCGTGCAGGTGCTGGAATGTTTACGCTACTCGCAGGGCAGGCAGGCATCATCGGCGGAACTACCGTAGCAGGCGCAGCGCAGACCGCACCGACAACGGGCTTATTTATCGCTGGCGGTACAGGTGGCGGTGGCTTACCCGCCGCGGCACTGGCTGGCACGGCTGGCGGTAACTTCACCGGATCCGGAGTATGGCCTACGCAGCTAGGCGGCACATCGGCTGGCGCATCAAGTGCTGGAGGTAGCGGCGCATCAGGCATCGAGGACTACAACGGAATCTGGCTTCCTACGCCGGGTTGTGGCGGCTCATCGGGCGGCGGTACAACGGGTGCAAGCGGCTCGGGCGGTAACGGTGCTGCCGGATGCGGTGGCGGTGGCTCCGGTGGTTGTCTCACAGGTCAGACAGTAGGCACAGCAGGCCGGGGCGGTTCGGCACTGTGCATCATTACTCAATGGTGACAAATGCAGTATTACAAAGTCCTGTTTGATGACGGTGAGCTACTCCTACAAGAGGTATTCAATGGCATCATTCAACGCTATTGCGACCTCGCAGGCGTCACCGTAACCCCTCCGCAATGCGGCTCTCAGAATATGGGCGACTACCTGCCCACGTTCACTCCACCGCCTGACCCCGTAGCAGCCGCTCCCGTGGCAACCAACACGACAGCACCGCCCGACCCAATTCAGGCCGCTGCACCCGCTTCTATAGTTGGCGCTCCCCTGCGCGTGATGACCTACGATGACAAGGCCCAGATTACCCGTATCGACTACCCTCAAAGCGGCATTTATCAGCTACTGGACTACAGCGACGGGCGACTGCGCAAGATCACCGAGGTTTCGTCAGTTGGCGTCCTTTACGAGCGCTATTTTTACTACGACGCATGGGGCCGATTCTGCGAGGAGACGCAGCCGTGAACGAATTTGAGGAAAAGATGAAATGCGCTTTCGCCTATGCAGGCGGCCAAGTCGGTGAAGTCCTGCGCTGCCTAATCCAGGCTGAAGTCGCCGCACAGCTAGCACGAATTCAACAATTGCAGGACGTTCTAAACGGGGCTTCCTGCGGTGGTGACGCAACCCCACCCGCGTAAGTGGTGGATTACTGAAAAGGAAGTTAAACAATGTCATCTCATGATTTTCACGACCCAGTTGTTGGTGTTTATAACGACGACCTGGCCTCTTTAGTTACCTGTCTGGCTACTACCTTCGGTGACGAAGTAGGCCAAGCGGTTAACGAAAAGATCAGCGCGGTTCTGCAACTTGAAGGCGTCGATATCGCTGCTGTAACGGCACAAATCGCTACGCTGAACAGCTTGATGCAGAGCACCAACGCGACCGACGCAGCTACCGCCCAAGCTATCGTCAGCCAGTTGACAAGCCTGTCCAGCCGCATCACATCGCTGGAAGCATCGACCGCCGTTGCCCAGTTGACTACCGCTGTCGCCGCTCTGCAAGACGCCCTGTCTGCTGAGACCGCCTCGCGCATCGCTGCTGACGTTGCCAACGCCGCCGCTATCTCCGCTGTAGACGCCAAGGTCGCAACCCTGACCACAACCCTGACCGCATTGGAAGCTACCGTAGCTGCTGGCGGCTCTGGCGCTTGCGACTGCACCGCGATCAACAACAGCATCGCCCAGATCGTCAGCGACGTTACAGCACTGAAAGCCAGCGATGCCAGCCAGGCCACGCAAA